CTAACAACGCAGATCATTCTTGGACATAAACCGGAAACGATCACGGAACGGGTATATACTCATCTATCGGACGAAGAATTACTTGCGACCGTGAATCTGCTTCAGTATTAGTTCGTGTTGCCTACCGAACGGCCGTCCGTGTTGCCTACACGATACCTACGAAGAAAAATTGCCACGATTTTATGCGGATTTGCGGAATCGTTGTTACAATGTAGATAAAATAGAAAAAGCCTTGCTGATACGGGATCACCGCTTTCAACAAGGCTATTTTTCTATGCCGCAGACCGGTAAATAACCAAGTCTGCAAGGCCGCTATTTATAAGACTTTTGCGCCCGTTCGTGTTGCCTACACGTTGCCCACCAGCACGAAGCGACGCCCACTTCTACGAAGGAACGCCGCCCCTGTTGGAATGGAAACGGAATACGGAAAATAAGAAGAAACCAAAATTATAAACCGATAGCCGCCCAGGTATTCCGACCGACTATCCCGTCCGGATCAAGTCCGCGGCTTCGCTGGAAGTCCTTAACTGCGCTTGCGGTGTTCTTGCCAAAGATCCCGTCTTCAACGCCGCAATAATAGCCGTTTTGGTTTAGGAATTTTTGCCAAGCCAAGACGTATTCGCCCCTGGATCCGATCTTCAGAACCGGAAGATTCTTGACCGTCACGGATCCGGAAGACGTTCCCAAGACTTCAGCGTCCCACAAGTACAATTTATATTTGTTGATACAGGAAAGAAGCGTCTGTTCATAGGACGGACTTGTCGCGTAACCGTCTTGTTTGACGTATTTGCACGCCAGCGTATAATCGGTAAGGCCACGAAGGTTTTCGTAGCGTTTCAGCCGATTGAATAACGACGAATGATCCGCGATACTTTCCGCCCATGAAGGATAGCGCCTAAAGTCCGCCAGGACACGGATCGCGGCGCCGTTGACGTATTCGGTCGTCCACATTTTGACGAATTGCCCGTTGTATGAACCTTTAATGCCGAAAAGGTTATTGTTCGGCGCCTGGGCAAGTCCCGAATTGCCTTTGTTGGATTCAATGAACGCCTGGGACGCCGTCAAGCTTGCAAGGATCCCCGTCGCCTTCATGTCCGCCAAGACGAACGGCTTCAGCGCTTCCAAGAACGTTGTATCTGTATATTTCATACCTTCCCCCGTTTTAGATCCGCCAGATCGCCTTCGAAGTCCTTCGCCTTTTCTTCCAAGACCTTGATTTCGCCTTCGCAAATATACATTCTTTCGACAAGGTTATTGTGCTTTTCGACCTTCTTTTCCAGCTGATCGATTCTGTATATGGTTTTGGAATGATTCAGCCAATTTGAAAGCGCCGTTCCGATCAGCGTTATTCCGCCCGTTATAAGCGCCACAATGATAGATTCCGTCATTTGTCCGCCCCTTTGTTGTAGATCATGGTAGAAATACCAAGAAGTGCGCCCAGGAAGCAATCAATCGCCGTGATCGTGCCGACCACTTCTTCCCCGTAAGGAAGTCCCCATATCTGGGACAACGCAAAATAAAGCGCCCCGATTGCCGGAAGCGCGATCTGTGCGATATATTTCAAAACGTCGTAAACCTTGTTTGACATTTATTCCTTCCCCCTTCTTTCAACGAATTCAATCCAATTAACCACGAAAAGGATCGATTCTAATATCACAAGCGAACCTATGATGATAAGTTCCATGATTTACCCCCGATTTATCCCGCGTTATTTACCAAGCGTAGAACGTGTATGCCTGTGGATTCCATTGTGTTTGCTTGATGTTTAAGATTTCTACCGTGCCATTAGTAATCGAAACAATGACGGGTGTCTGATTTTCTGCGGTGTTTGAAAAAGCGTGTGCTTTGTATGAAGCACCCAGGCTGGTAGCGTAACAACCACCACCGTAAAACGTCTGCCCCATGTCACTATTCCAATGTAGAAAAACTTGCGTATCATATGCGTTTTGACCGACACCGAAAATGCACACATGACTAAGGTTACTAATGCCCGTGTTTATTACCTTCTGTTCGCCGTCAGAAGATAACGTGAACGTTTCCGTATAAACGTTGCTACCCCCACTTCCCCCAAGGGAAGCTCTAATTTTAGCCATAATTTTCCTTCCTACCCTTCCAGATAGGAAGGGATTTATACTTGTATGTCGTAAGAAATATTGTATGAATTGTCTAACGCCTTCATTATGTCCGTTTCGAACACAATAATAATCGTACCGTTTACAGTGATTTCATTATTAAAATCGTCGTGTTGTCCAGAATCTGTCGAATACGCGCGCCACTTTATACTTTTTCCACCAAGCGTGAATTCGCACGTTTCGTCAAAAACGCGACCATAAGGCGTAGCAGTTGTTGTCGATTTTGTTGCTACTGTCGTTCCGCCTACCGTTACGGTAAACGTTAAATTAGGCTGGTTAACAGTAGGGTGGCTAACGTTAAGTGTAGCTGTATTCAGCGTGCCGCCGCCCCCCCCTATTGCCATCATTGCCCGTATTCTAGCCATTTTTCCGTCCTTTCAACCAAAACGACGCGACCTTTTCAGATCGCGCCGCTGGATTTCGTTATTATTCTGCGTTCGGTTCCGGTTCTTCGTAAGTACTGTCAAAATCGGACATGATCTTGTTTCCGTAAGAATCGTATAAGATCGTCATTGCGAAATCATTCGTCGATTTGATGATCTTGCCCATTGTGTCATGATATGCCTGCTTAGCCGCTGAAATGTTGTCATACATTCCAACAAGGGAATATTCCCAATTCCCGCTTGATTTGTACCGATACGCCCTAGCCACAAAGTATTTTGTTTCCATAAACTGAATCCCCTTTCATTATTTGATAATGCGTAAGTAACAAACGTCGCCCTGGGCGCCGCCTGTCGTTGTATATACCAGCGTCGCGTTACTAGTCCCGTTTCCGGTTATCGAAAACGCCGTCACGCCGATAAGCTTATTATTACAATACAGTTCGTATCCGTTATTGTCGGAATCGTCAACGCCTGTAAATGTGACCGTGTTATCACTTTGGATCTGTGCAGAAGACGCAAACCATGAATCCGTAATGATGTTCGCCGTCGCACTAGCGCTTGTATTCGCGGAAAACGTAGCCTTTGACGTTCCGTTCTGCTGGATCGTCAGTGTTCCGTCGTAAACCGTCGGCAATGCGTCGTTGACGGCCTTGCCCGTTACGGGTTTCGTTGTGTTTGCGGAAGAAACCGTTCCATAATCAAGCGAAATCGTTCCGTTCGCCAGATCGGTCGCGTCGATACCGTTTCCGGCAGTATATGAAGATCCGCCGCCACCCGTCATTGTGAAGTCATACGACCAGGTAGCCGTTGACGCGTTTCCGCCTGTTACGCAATAGTAGACCGCGCCTTCTACCGGATTAAGGTAAAAATCGTTCGGATTCGCAAGTGCGATACCTGATCCCGAATAAACCGTCGGATTAGCCGCTTTGCCACTGATACCCGTTCCGCGATACCATTTATTACCGTCAACGCCTGGCGCGCCCTTAAGTACGCCTTGCGACGCCCAGGAATCCGTCCCGACACATTTCCATAAAACATAGGAATTAGTGTTCAGATAAAGCGAATTCGTGAAGAAACCCGTCGAAGAAGACGACGCGGAATCGACCGCCGTTCCCAATGTCAGAACGACTTCCGAAACGTCGTTGATGATTGAAATCGCGTCGTGAATGGATCCGCGGACTTGTTCGCCATATACTGCGTCTAAAATATCCTGTAAATATTGCGAAATATCTGCCATGTTTTAACCCCTTTCTATATGTGTTGTTGCAAATATTGAATCGCCGCAAATGTGTCGACTTGTGCCAATGTAGAACCGCGATTCGCCGCCAGATAATGAGATCCAAGCGACAAGAACGTTGTCGGCGTTTCATGGTCAGAAACAAGAAGCGACTTGCTTGCGCTATCTTCGATAGATAAAAGTCCGCCAGAGATCAAAACCGACGTTCCGTCTTCGTGTTCAGAAGTCAGCGATCCGCCTTTTATCGTCTGGCCGTCTATTGTGCCGCCGTTCAGCCTATCACAAGACATATGACCGGACGTTATGAAGTCCGCAACGATTCCGCCGTCGATTGTTTCCGCGACCTTTACCGTCCAATCTTCGTTCGGATTGTCACGCGTAAGAATTGCTTTTCCGTTTATGTTCCAACGAGAAATTGCCGTCGCCTGGTTCAGATCCGGATTGTTCGAAAAACCTTGTTCTATGATCTGGCCGTCTTCGTTGAAAACAAAATAGATGTTCCCACCGTTCGTTCCGTTCAGAAGTTCGATCGCGTTCTTCTTCGCCGCTTCAAGTATCGACGATTTTGTCGGAATCTTCTTCACTGCGTCGGCCGCGTTCTGCGTCTGGGACGTTAACGTCCGCCCCGTCACGACACGACCGGAAAGCGTGATCTTGTTTTTGTCTATGTTCTGAAGATCCCGCTTGATTTTGGTCAGATAAAGCCATTGATCCACGGCAAAAGGCGCCGCGACAATATGGATCGAATCGCCCAGGTTCAGCGCCGAAACGTTTTCGATTCCCGACAGATCCACGGCGTCGACTTCCATTGTCAATTCCGGTTGACTATATCTTGTCAAATAGGCAGAAGCCAGCGTGTTCAGGTCATTCAAGTTGTCGACCTTGTCAAAGACAACCGCTTTCGCGTGTCTGCCATATACCGCGATTGAATCGTCGTTTTGAATTGCAGTTCCGGCCAAGCGTGCTGAATATCCTTCGTAGACTTCCGTGTCTAATTCCGCGCCGTAAGGCGTTAAAACGTTCGTCAAGTTCTCAAGATCTGATTCCTTGACATAGTCCAATAAATTGTACCCGTATTCGATCGTTTGTGACGCCTGTTGTCCGAATGTAGCAAGCGGCACTATGTCGACATACCTTGTCACGGTTCCGCCACTTGTCACGCGACGAACCCTTAAAAATCCCGAATCGCCCGCGATACATTCCCGCAAATCGTCCAAGATCGACATATCGTATTCTGTAACCCACGAACACAGGTCCGAATTCTGAACGTTCGAAATGTAGCCGATCGCGAATTGTCTGTCCGGCGATCTGTTAGCATTGTAAGCAGTAAGCGCCGCCTGGAACCGTTGCGCGTATGATTCGTTTAAGATCTGCGCTGGTGCCAGGAATTCGTCCGCCAAGAAGGCCAAGTCTTCAATACAATAGACGTCTGCTACCTTCGCGAAATCATAGGAAAGTTCCTTGATTTCCCCGCGCCAATATTCCTTCCCGTCCTTTAGGATCGTAACAAGCGCGCCCTGGGATAAGTTCCCATAAAGCGGATTCGTCGGCGGAACCTTGAATGAGAATTCCCCCGCCGCGCCAACTTCTTCTTCCAACTGCGCGTCATAGATCGCATAATCCATGTTCGCGGGATAGTATAAAATTGATGATCCAAGGTTAACTTGATACATTACAAACTACCGCCCCTGTAAACGACTTGCACCGTCGCCGATCCTGTAAAGTCCAGCGTGACGTCTTGATCGCCACCAACAAGAATTGCCGGAATAACGTTCGTTCCTGTCGTCAATTCATAAGACTTCGCTTCGCTCATAACTGTAAACGGTGCCGAAATCAGACTTGAAACGACAAACTGCGGACACGTCGGCATATGACCGTGTGGAATACTTATCGAACCGGATCCCGAAATAACCTTCGCGTCCTGTTGGATAATAACGCCCGTTTCAAAGTTGAACGGATCCCAAAGCCAAGGATCCGCGGACGATAACACGTCGTACTTGTACGGATCCGCGACAGGGACGTCCAGCTTTAACGTTCCCAGATCGCGAAATCTGTCAAAACCGTTGATGTAGACACGCCCACGCCAATAATACGAAGTGTCGTTGTCTATTGTCAGACGGCAGACGCGACCGTTGACGTTATTCCGTAATCCGGATATGATTCCGTCCCAATTAAGCCGCGGATTTACCCCGCCAAGTTCAAACGAAAGCGCCCGTTTTGTATAGATCCGGCGCCCCGATATAACTTCCGACGCGTCGATAAGGCCGTTGCGCCCTGGTACTTGAATATACGTCGTTTCCATTTCCGGATCGCCGATATAGTTATTATTGCCAAGCGCCAAGTTCCAATCGTTCAAAGTATGGTATGTCTTGCCGCTATCTTCGACATAAATCGAAATGCCATAGGTTAAAGCGTTCATCTTTTAGCGCCCCTTATTGCGATTGTTCCTAGTGCCGTGTTCATGTCCGGCGCAATACTTCCGACAAGCGCGCCGCTATCCATTACAATAGTATTTCCCGCCGCCAAGTACGGAAGATAGGTTTCTAACAAGCCGATAACGTTCGTATCGCCGCCCGCGCCTGTTAACGGTGTGACCGTTGCAGATCCGCCCGCCACTGTCAGAATTTCCGCGCCAGCTTCGCCGACGATCGCGGATCCGGACGAAATGGTTCCGCCCTTCGCCAGATACGGGATCTTCGGAATGTTGATGTGTCCGCCCTTCATATCTGGGATCATGTTGATTCCGTTAATAACGCCGTTAATCAAGCCAATCATTTCGTTAAGCGCCGCCTTCAGCGTGGCGTTGATTGCGTCGCCAAACCCTTTGAACAGACCTTTTGCGCCTTCAAGTACACGCGCCCAATCGCCTGTAAAGATTCCACGATAGACGTTTACCCAATTTCGCAATTCCGTCTGAAGTCCTTCAAGTATGGTTTTTGCCGTTGCCTGGAACGAGTTCAAAACGTCGCCCATGAACGCGAATTTTTCCGACCAATCCTTCGTCAGATAACCAAGCGCGCCGTTGACAATCTTGTCCGCGACTTCCTGGATCTTGTCGCCGAATAATCCGAAGGCCACAATAACGGCACCGACCACGCCCAGAATCCCGACGTCGCCAATTCCGCCAAGCGCCTTTGTTAGATTTCCGACGGCCGTTGTCGCGGCAGACGCCACGGAAGCGATCGGGGATATAGCCGCCACAATAGCCGCGCATTTCGCAATAAGTCCCAAGGTTTCCGGATCCATATCGCGAAGCGCTTGCAATATTCCTTCGATAGCGTTCTTTATGTCCGGAAGATACGGCATAAGCATTTCGGCAATTTCAATTCCGATCTGCGCGAACGTTCCCGTAGCTTCGGTTTTAAGCTTATCGATAGCGTCGTTTAATTCATTCGCCTTGTCGATACTTTCTTCTGGAATGATATAGCCAAGATTTGCCGCTTCTTCGCCAAGTTCACGAAGTGAAGCGCCGCCGTCGTCGATAATTCCAGCCAATTCGTCAGCGGACTTCCCGAACAGTTCCATTGCCACAACGTCGCGTTCGGTTTCGTTCTGGATCTTGCCCAGCGCTTCCAAGGAATCGTAAAAAATATCTGTAATATCGCGGAATTCGCCGTTTGCGTCCTTTGTGGAAATGCCAAGCTTTTCAAGCGGGGAATTAGTAGCCGTCAACTGCTTTTTCAGCTTCTTCATAGCGCCCGTCATTGTAGAAACGTCTACGTCTACACGTTCGGCCGCATAATTCCACTTTTGCAGTTCGTCAGTTGATACGCCCGTTTGTTCGGAAAGTGTCTTCAGTTCGTCCGCTTCCTGTGCCGTCTTGACCGCAAGTGCGCCCATAGACGTTAAGAAGCCAGCCGCAACCTTCGAAAGATTCTTCGTTTTCTTTGCGACCGTTTCAAACTTGCCCGCGATTTTTTCAGCCGAAGCCGCGATCTTTTCCGCCGTGACGTTGAATCCCTTCGCGGCCTTTTCCGCTTCCTTTAATTCCTTTTCGGTCGCCGCGATTTCGCGTGTTAAAGCGTCGTATTGCTCTTTACCTTCGCCCGTCTTCTGAAGTTCTTCGCCGACTTGTTCTTGTGCCTTCTTCAGCGCTTCCAGCTTCGTCTTTGTATGCTCGACCTGGTCGCCAAGAAGCTTCTGCTTCTGTTCAAGAAGTTCTGTGTTCTTCGGATCTAACTTCAGAAGGCGTTCGACGTCTTTTAACTGTTTCTGCGTCGACTTTATGTCGGAATTGACGTCTTTTAACGCTTTTTCAAGTCCGGAAGTGTCCGCCCCTAGTTCGATTGTTATGCCGCGAATTTTCGTTCCAGCCATTATTCAACCTTCATTTCGCCGCGGAAGAAGGAAGCCAAACTTCCAGCGGGTGCTTTCTTGTCGTACTTTTCGTGATCGTTTGTCCGTTCTGTTATCATGTCGTAGACCATACCGACCGTGAATTCGTCTAATTCTGCGCCGTTCAAGTTCAATTCAGCGCAACGAAGCATAAATATCGCGCCATTCGGTTCACGGTCTATCGGCATTATTTTTTTTTAGGCGTTGAAGTCTGTTTCGTGTTGATTGCCCACAACTGAAGGATCTGCGGAAGGACTTCATAAATCGAAAACATGTCGAACGTATCCAGCCAATCGTCAGAAGATTTCTGTTCTATGTCCGGATCCGCATGTCTGGCCATGATGTATGCCGTATCTTCGAAAATCTGAAGATCCAACAGATCGAAGCCTTGTTCTTCGCCCTTTTCTATCTTTTTGAATGATTTTTCAAGCTTCGCCATGTCCGCGATCATGTCGCGTCCAATAATCGCACGATAAAGCCGCGGCGTGCGCGCCGTTGCGCGGAATTTAATGTCCCTTCCGCTAATGTTGATTATTTTATCCATTTTCAATCCTTTTCTTGATATTTTCCAACAGTTCCTTTTGCGCTTTTTCGTCAATCGGTGCGATATGCGGATAGGCCTTTGTTTCGCCAACCTTTCGCCCGCCATGCTTCAAAGCGTGTCCCTTTTCCAACAAATGCGCCAGCCGATATTCAGTTTTGTTGTGAATTATCGACATAACCGACGATTTTTTCTTTTTTAGGTCAATTCCCCAACCCTTGTTATATTTCGCCCAGGATTGATAAACGGGCGTTCCGGCAGGATGTGCCATGTGAAGTTCTTTCACGGCTTCTTGTGCCGTATCCAAAACCCCGTCCTGGCACGCCTGCTCTGTAACGCCTTGAAAATCCTTCAAGGATTGTTCTATTGCCTTCGCCAGGTCGTCGACCTTGACTTTTTTGTTCATAACTTTTCCTACGGTGTAGCGGGTGCAAAGTAAACGCTATTATGCCAAGCGTTCTTTACTGCGTCGCCCGTGTTCGGTCCGGTCATAGCCATGACTTTGCCGTTCTTCAGCGGTGCCGCGGAAACTGTCAACGTCTGCGTCGTCGGTGTCTTTGTATCTTCGATCGTGTTCAGATCACGACTAGGACGCGTCGCGGTGCAGTTGTAGAAAACATACTTCGTTCCAACCTGGTCGCCGTCTTCTTCGAACGTCATAGCGAAAGCCTTCGCCGTTGCGGAAGCGTCTTCCGTGATAACGTCGTTCGTGTCTTTGGAATATCCGAAGATTTCTTCGTAAACGTCGTCCGGAATAAGTGCAACGTTCAGATCGCCTTCGTAACCGTTGTTCGCGCTTGTCTGGAAATAGACGATATTGTCAGCGTAAAATTTGTTAATGTCGCCCTGTGCCGATAAGGAAAGACTAACGGCGCCAGGAACGTCGATAACGGTTCCGTATGTCGGAACGGCGCTGATGTACGCGTTCATAGGGAAGAAGTGAACGTTTTTGATACCGAATTTCACTTTATCCATGATTAAACCCCTTTCAAATTGATATTTCGTAAAGAATTTCGTAGCATTGTTCGTCGTCAAGCCATGTTTCCGTCTTGTCCCACGGAATATAGTTCGCGTCGAAAGCCGCTTCTAACTTCTTTTCAACGTCCGGATCCTTCTTTTCCGTATAAAGTTCGACGTCTACGTTCTGTATTACCTGGTAGACGCGATTGTCGGCGTCGAAGTTGTCCGTGTCCGTCGCAAGGTAACACACGAACGGAAGTTTTGGCGCTTTTCCGACAGGGAACGCGCGATACGCGACTTTGTTTTGGAAGGTCGAAATTTCGCTGATTATCGTTCTAACAGAAGATAAGGTCATTGTTCTTCCCCCTTCCGTTTCTCGACGTACAGTTCCAGGCGCCCGTCGTCCCGTAAGTATGTACGGTAAATCGAATAAACGGCGTCATTATACGTCAAAAGTTCTTCGTCTTTGTATTCGGTCGCCCAGATCAAAAACCGATATTCTGGTTTCATTCCCTGGATCCCCGCCTGGTAAAACTCATTCATACCAACCGAAGAAACATACGCGAATACGTTCCGCGGCGTTGTCGTTTCGACCCATTGTCCTAGACCGTCCTGTGTGTATTCAGTTGTAAGCAATGCGATCTTTGCGGCTTGATTCATGATTTATGCCTACGTTGTATAACCGGAATTCATGCCAAGTTGTGCCTTCTGTTCGTCGTACGACCGTTTGAAAGCGTCCGCCCTGTTAAGTGCGCCGTGTTCAAGTTCGAAGTGATAACCACAATAAGAACAGATAGCGCGAATGATAAGCTTATCCGTCGGATTCGTAGTTACGACCGTTGAATTGTCCACGCCAGCGATTCCCAGATCCAGGACGGCGCCGTCGATCAGATCCGACAGTTCGTCGTCGAAATCGTCCGTCGAAATAAGAAGCGCGTTCTTCACTTTTTCGATCATTGTTAAAACTTCCGGCATGATTATTTACCCCGTTTTGTTGTTGCCTTCTTTGCTGGTGCCTTCTTCGCCGTTGTCGTGGCCTTTGGTGCTTTCACGGCTTTTTCTGCCACTTCAACGTCCGGCACGATTGCCTTTTGTGCGACGCCTTCGTCCTTCAGTTCTTCAGCTGAACCGACGGACAGAAGAAAAGCACCTTCAGCGGGCGTTACGTTCACGACGTCGCCCGCCTGGTGCCTAATTCTTGCGTCAACTAATAATCTGACCTTCAAGATCAGCCAGAAACCTTCTTGATGTTGCAGAAGCGACCGCAAGCCGTGACTGCGTGTGCCGCATACTGTCTGCCGACGATCTTAACAAGATCTGCTTCAGCTTCGGACAGGTCGTCATACTTGATCGCAATGCCGTCGCCTTCCGGATAGTTCACGGATTCGCCGTTCAGATCGCCAACGATAGCGTAAACTTCGTTTGCGGAAGCGGCGCTGTAAGCTTTAAGGCTGTTGTTGAACAGAACCGGAAGTCCTTCGAACGGATCGATTGCAAAGTTCGCCTGTGCCTGTGCCTGTTTGAAAGCGGCATAGGTAAGCTTATTCATGATAACAACGGGATCCGCTGCTTCGTCGGAAAGATTAGCGAAAGCAGTAGCGATAGCCGTTACGGACGGTGCGCTTGTGATAGTTGCTACGCAAGCCGCAACGGAAGTTGCACTTGTCGGTGCGTTCTTGATGTCGCCTACAACAAGGTCTGCCAGCTTCTTCACGATCTGGTATGTAACTTCTTCATAGACGTAGCGAACGAGCGCTTCGCCGCCCATTGCGATAGCTTCGTCAGAAATGCGGATCCATTTCTTGATAGAAGCGGGAACCATGGTAACGATACCAAGTTTCAGCGTTTCTTCTGCGGGTGCGTCGCCGCCTTCTGTATGAACGTTAGCCGCGCTTGCAGTTCTCTCAAATGCAACCTTAAGGACGCCGCGGATCTCTGTTCTGCGTACGCGGGACAGGATCTCGTTGTTTTCCCATGCGGTGCGAATGATCTCGTCAACGATAGCCGGGACCGGAACGGATCCACCAGCAACGTTCTCTGTTAACAGGCTTCTAACTTCTGTTGCGTCTTCCGATACAAGGTAGCGTGCAAAAGCGTCTACATACTCTTTGGAAGCGCGGATTTCTTCGATTGTCTTCATCTCTCTCTTTTCCCCCAATTCTTTTTCTACGATAACTTCGCCAGCGTTTCCGTTAGCGATTGCGGATCTGATTTCCGCCTTCTTTGCTTCTTCTGCCTTGCGTGCTTCGATCTCGTCGTTCAGCGAACGCATTTCGGATTCAAGCGCGTCAAGATCTGCGCCGTCGTTGTCAAGTTCTGCAACGATAGCGTTTTTTCTCTCGTTGATCTCTTCGATCGTAAGTTCTTTAGGATCCATGCTTATACCCCTTTCAAAATGCGGATTCTTTGTTTATGTGCTTCAATCTTTTTCTGTTCCGCTTTTGCGCTATCCAGCGATACCCGCGCGCTATCCAGCGCGTCAGATAAACCGCGGGCAGAAATAGACGTAGCTTCGTACGCTGGCCACGTCACGGCCGATACTTCAAGCACACGGCCAAGGCTTTCGACGTGACGTTTCGGGTGATCGCCGTCGATCCCTTCCCAGGAATCAGCGTCCACCGTAAACATAAATGACATTCCGTCAAGATCGCCGCGTTCAACTGCGGAATACAACGCTTTCGCTTCTGCATTGTTCTCGACGTCCAGGTCAACGCGAATGTTCATTCCGTCGTCTGTAACTTCAAGTTGCATTGTCGAATTTTCGTTGTTGTTCCGTGATCTTGCCAACGGGATCATGTCGGTATTGTGATTTACTAAAAACCGGACGTCGCGAAGATCCGTTCCGTCCAAAGCGCCGCGTTCGATTACTTCGTCGTAGAATCCCAGATCCGTGATCTGATCGAATACGATCGGCGTTCCGGACAAGAAGTGTCCATGATCTTCGTTCTGTTCGGCGCGTACTTCAAAATTAAACGCCCGAATTTCTTTATTCTTCATTATCTGTACCCCCTTCGTCGTCATTTATCTTTTCAGTTGCGTTATAATATTCGCCCCTTATGATGTATTCCTGGCCTTCGCCGTTCGGAAGCGGCGGAAGGTTCCATATTTCGCGTACTTCGTCACGGTTAAGGATTCCACGATCCGCCAACTGCGCGGAAACTTCTAACTTTTCCTTGTTTGACATATACTGAAGCCGATTCGCGGACGCCATAACGTAATTTCCTTGCGATTGTTCCCGCAAAGTGAAAAGCATTTTCGTCGTTACTTCAGAAAATTGAATCGCGAACGGTTCGCATATTCCTTCATAAGCCGCAACCCACTTGTCGCCATATACCGCGG